TCTAAATAAAAAACTGTAAAAAACTCCATTGCATACCTCTCTTAATTTGATAAAAAGTTTTGGGGGGCGTTACATATTCGCCCAGAGTATTGTGCTATAGTCCGACCTGCACCGCCCCTCACGACTCTCCCCTTCTCGGCAGATCATACCTTTGTTTAACCTGCATCACAGACTGATGCGAAACATCAAGTATATCTCCAATGTCACGCAGAGTCATACCCTTGAGAAGCATACGATTAATTACTTGTGCTTTCTCCGATAGCTTTCTAGGCCGACCACCTTTACGCGCATTCTCTTGCGCCTGTTTATAATTTGGTGTGGCTGCGTTCAGCTTTTTATTATTTTGTTTATCTATATCTAGCTGCTCGTTCCAACACTGAGCATATGCGTTTTCAAATGGTACGCCTGCTCGTACTAACTGCCTCAGTTTTTCCATCGGCTCACTCAAAACGGTGGCTCCTCTCCTTCATATGTTGGCAACCACACGACATATTCTTCTCGTGTGGCAATGTGTTCTTCACGTTCTTCAACTAGCCCCATCTCGTTTAGAAACAGGGCTAGTTCTTCTGGTATATTATTCTGCTGCGATTGCTTTGTCATCGCGTAGAACCCGCACGATATCTTCAATCGGCGATAAATCCAGATCGATATGATCTGCGCATCCACGGAACCTGTCAAGCCATCCTGCAAGCGCGATGCCTGCCTGCTTGCGCAATTCTGCTTGGGCTTGTGGGCTTTCTGGGTCAAACGATATGTACCCACCACCTTGTTTACGTGTGTTTGTTGGTGAAATCATAGCAGGGTATTCAACAGTGCGTTCTACCACTTCTATTTCTTGCACCGTACTCGGCACAACTGTTTCCTTCACCACGATACGCAAGCCCGACACAAACTGCCGCGCTAACTGTAGCTTCGCTTGCCATAGCAGGTGTTCATCCTGACCATGAAAAGCCTTGTAAGCAATGTGATTTGGCTTATCCGCCAACCACGTGACAAACTCTTCTGGCACGAATGCATTCCTACCAGTATCGTTTAGATAAGCATCGATAATCTTCTGCTTCGTCTTTTTATTAAACTTAGCCAATTTATTCTCCATAGCTATTTATGTTAATCACCAAACGTCTCCTCACCTTGTCTCACCATAACGAGCCTCAACCGCCTCGCCTAGACTGACCGAACCACGCGGAACCAAAACAAACCTGACCGCACCGCACCTCGACCGCCTGACCCAAACTAACCGAACACTAACGTACCCTGCCATGACCGCCTCGCCTCAACAGACCGCGCCCTACCTCACCATGACCGCCATACCGAACCGAACCGCACCGAACAAGACCATACCGTCCATACCGCGCCCAACCTAAACCGCCATGCCGTACCGTGACCCACCGAAACTTATCGGGACACACCTAAACCGCCTCGCCTCACCAAACCGGACAGCACCAAAACTTGCCGTACCCCGCCTTGACCGCCTTGCCTTGCCGAAACATACCGGAACTTAACAGATCGTACCCCGCCGAACCGTGACCGCCTGACCCTAGCTTACCTCTCCCCGCCTTAACCTAACGCGTCAAACCGCAACCGCCTAACCATATCGGAACCCACCAAAACGCATCTTGCCATAACCGTCTGAACTGACCTCGCCATAACCCAACTGAACGCACCCCGCCTTACCTGAACCGTGTAACCGTAACCCGTGATTAGGGCGGCGTACCGCCCCTCTCATTCTTTTCATAGGAGTAAATCTTTACGCTGCTCGACGCTCGCGTTCTTCGTGCATGAAGTCCATCAAGTCAGCAGTCTCTTGGTCAGCGTACTCTGGGTACTCCATAGCCAACTCTTGAACCTCGCGCGACTGCGCCGTGATACGATCCCACGTCTCTTGCTGCCAGTCAGACATCTTCTCAGCACTTGCAACTGTCCATGTCCCGAATGACCCACGGCCTTTCTCCTGACGGAAGTCACCGATGCCAACGATCTGACCTGCGTTAGCCAGTAGCGAGATGATACCATTCTTACTCAAAGTTGGTGTCACGTAACGGATAGTAATTTCCGAACACCACTCTGGTAGGTAAGCACGTGTACGCACATCTGGTGTACGGTTCATATCGGCAGAGCGCACAATGTCCATCTTCATGTAAGGCTTGCCCCATATCTGGATGTTTGACTGTGGCAAAAAGATGAGACGCTGCACAGATGTTTTCTTGATGCCTTCGGTCTCCAACGCAGCGGTAGCCATAGCACCCTTCACACCTGCGGCAGGGAAGTACAACGCTGTGTCACCATCTTTCTTGGTGTACATAGTCTCCCGATATTCTACTTCGGGGTTGTGTTTGATGTTCTGCTTGTCGGCAGCGGTTTTCTTACGAGAACCTGCTAACAAGTCACGCATGGCTTTTGATCCCATGCTGTTGAAATAAAGAGGGGTCTGACCGATCATGCGTAGCTTGACCTCACCCTGCTTTAGTTCGTGGATTTGAATATTGTTATTGGTTGCTGATTTACTGACAGCCATGATGTAACTCTCCAAAAGTTATCTAAAGATTAAGTAGGGTCTCCCCTACGATTGAGATGTTGTCCTCATTGACAACGAGTGAAACGCCACCTGCTGCTTGAATATCCTTCAAGTTCTTTTCTTGTAGTGGCGTAGGTTTGTTAGTTCCTGCTTTGCATTCGATGCCGATGAAGCGTCCGTTGTAACATGCGATGATATCAGGCACACCACTGCGCCCATACCCACCTGTCACTGGGTAAAAGAAATAAGCGTCATGCTGCTTTAGCACGGCAACTACTTTCTTTTTTACTTTAGCTTCTGGCGTCATCAAGAACTCCGTAGGAACTGGTTTCAATAGGGCGGCGAACCGCCCCACTGTAGTGATTCACTACCCTAATCGTGGTATACCCAAAAGGTATTCGCATCTATACGATGACCAACGCCTTCGACTGGTTCTGTCGGTGGTGTATCGTTAGTCATCATTAGCACAGCGATCCTTTCTTGTACCCACGTGGGCGTGTCTGTTATATTCATATAGTGGCCTATAGCTGTCGCGTCAATAGCTTCGAGACCAAAACATAATATATCTACATCTTTTTTAGTAGGATGTATCATAACGCGGTAAATCTTGTTATCACCTACACTCACGTGGTGTCAACCTTTTTATCGCAAATAAAATACATTAGCCGCTGCGCGGTAGCCAACGCCTTCGACGTAGTTGTCAGGATCAATCATCGAAAGTACAGACAGCTTACCTGCCAGCTCTTCGGGCAGTTCTTCCTGTGAATACACAGAGATGTTTTCCTGTGGTACATCAAAGCCGTATGTGAAACTCGTATCTACATTCGTAGCAACACGGAACACCTGCCGACCTGTGATTGTCTTGGTAGCCTCGACAAACGTGAACACGTTACTGTTAACTTCCTTCGACAGAGTGTACTCTTTCAGGTTGTTGAACATAGTGTGCAGCTTATCACCAAGTTCTTTGTCTAAGAACTCATGGCCTATCTCCACCAGATGTTGCAGTTCTTGCTGTAGCGCATTCTCATAGCCTTGACGTGCATCAAGAAAGTTGTGTGTGATGAACGCAGCGGCATGGGTGAACTGTGTTCTGGCATCGTCCACAACCTCAGACACTTTGCGTCTGCAATCCCTAGTCGATATACTAGCCACCTGTTTGACACTCAGTGGGCGCAGATACTTCAGTGCGTTTGACACACCTTTCTTCAGTTGCTTGGCTTGTGCCATGTGCATCTGTGGCCCATGCTGATACCTGTTGTTGATTATGTTCGGCGAAAATACTGTGTAAAGATGTTCTCCATCACCGTTGTCACGGAAGTCACCAAACCCAATGTAGCCTATCGCATAGCTTTCGCCCTCACGATACGCCCACAAAGTTCTCTGGTCACGTTCCTTGAACTTGATACCCTTCAGCTTCTTGCCGACCTCATACTGGAAGTCGTCTAGCCCAATCGGTTTTGAGAAAGCGTCCGTAGACGCTTCGATTTTGCTCACTTGTTTCAATTCAATATGCATTACTGTTCTCCATTTGTGTAGTGATTCACTACTTTTTTGTCATAAAGCCTGCGTTGTTGTTCATGTACGAATTGTATCTCGCACGTATTCTTCGCAGATCATCTTTTGTCTCAACATGTTTTACCAAGTACTTCGGGTTCCACCCCCACCCATCGGTGCATTCGGCTGCGAACATGATCCAATAGTTTAACCGCATCGGGTGGTTCTCGTCACGCAGTATCTGATGTGTGAACTCAGGTTTCCAAGCCTCATACCGCACGTTCGGATGGAAGTACTCTGCGATCTCTCGCATCTTCTCATACCGATAATCGTTATCTTCTAGTGGCAAGAGCGGTGACATAGTCATGCCCCACGTAAACAACTTGTCGATTGCGTCTTTGAACTTAGCCTTCAACTCCTTGTTGACCTTGGGGTTAGACGGTTCCTTCGCACCTGTTGACCAGTCACGCTGCCAATTACCCATACTCTTGGGGTCACGACTGTCACGTGTGAACACAAGTGTAGCGTTGTCGTTGCGCACCTGTTTCCACGTGTCCCATCTGTTCTTACTACCCTTAGCAGCTTCCCATACTTTGCGTGGTACAGTCTTGCCCTTAGCCAAGAAATGCTTGTCGCCATTATGTATACCACCCAGAGAGATGTATTGACGTGCGTTACTACCACGTATGAAACTCATACCCTGTGGCAGATGCCTATCTAGGAAGTCATAGCGCATGATAGAGTATCCGCTGTCGTCACCTGTCACGTTTCTGATCTCGACCTTTTCGATACCCAAGGCGTTTCGGCTCCATACAATCGGTGCATATCTACGCATTGACCCAAGGTGATCTAAACGAGGGGTAACTTTCCAATTACCCTGATCGTCAACTTCGGTCTCGGTAATATGATACGGATAGAACTTGTCGTCACCGTAGTGATACCCATCGCTCAGTGCGTAGCAGTTGTTGCTGATCTTGACGATCCGCTCGTATTTACGCGCACGGTCACCGATAGGTCTGATGTCGTCCTCACGTGTGTGGTGTTTAGACACAAGCGGTTTGATGCTTTTGTAGTGATTCACTACCTCTTTGAAAGAGGAAAAGTTTGTCCATGTTAGTGCCATTATTCTGCTCTCCATACACGCATGTCTTGCGTTTCTCTGTTAATTGTTCTTGTTGTTAGTTTAATCCCTGTTGCTTTAGAGATTTGATGCACGGCAACACGTTGTGCTTTAGGGCATACAAAGCTATCACCCACATCCATTTGCTCTATGAGTAATCGCATATCGCCCTTCTTCTCTATGTGCCGCTCTGGCATAGGTACGTTCTTCTCTAGTTTGTACAGTTGTGGTGTTAGTGCCTCACTAACAATTTTCTTTATGTTGCGGTCACGTTGTGCAACCCACGCACTGTCGGCTTCAGGCCATGCGGAATTATCCGCGTATGGGTACTCGCCGTTATATCCTTCGGCACTAGCGTTAAATCCTGCAAGGTATGCAGCTTGTAGTTCTTTCTCTGTAAACATTGTTATCTCCTCATAGGTCTCTTGATTTTATATTCACTGTCTTGCCGCAGTCTGGTTTGGCTCTGTCGTTGTCCAAGATTGTCCAGAGTACAGGCATAGTCCACTGACCCCAACCGCCGAACAAGTAACCATCGGTTAGGACAATCGCAGCTTGCGCATTGATGTTGTGATCCCGAATGTAATCGGTGACGCATGTCACGTCCGTGCCACCACCACCCGCAGGTTTGGTTGATGTTACTAGCTGATCCAGTTCGTCAGTGTTGTACTTTTCGTCACGACATATCTGTGTGTCCCAGTATAGTAGACGTATCCCGTCGGGATGTACCGTGTCACAGATTTCTTTGATCTCAGACAAGAACACCGACAACTCACGACTGCCAATCGAACCTGATGTGTCGATAGCGACGATCAACTCGCCGACCTGCTCGGTCACACCGCTTGGCATGTAGATACCTGACGACAAGTATCTGCGATTTGGTTTGCGATACGTGCTGTAGTCTGACCCTGCGCATGTGTCTTGGATGAACTCACGCAACGCTTCGCGCCAATCAATCTGTGGCTGTAGCAATTCTTCTAGGTCACGATCACCACCGCTGCCCAACTTACCTGCGACCAACGCACCCTGACGGATAGCCTCGTCCAACTCACGTGCAAGTTCACGCTGCTCGTCGGCTGTTAGTTCTTGCGCACCATCCCAGTCATGTTCGTCGAATGGCTGCTGACCATTAGGTAGTGAATCACTACCGTTCCCCGGGGAATCACCATCTTGTTCATCACGCAGCAAGTTGTATACCTGTGCGCTGTCCATGCCACGGAACCGCTCGTCGAGACAGCCTTGTGCAAGTACGCCTGTCATGGTTGCGAACCCATCCTCGTTGTCGTCTGCGATCTTGATGTTGATAACGTAGTCATTCGCTTTGTTGGCTAGGTCTGGGTTCTCGTCATACAGATGCCGCCAGATATGCAGATGCTTGAACAGTTTGTGATACACCTCATGCAATACAAGGAAGCGTAGTTCTGCATCGTTGAGTGATGCCACAAACTTACGGTCATAGCTCTCGTCACGTCCGTTGGTACACGCTGTCGGTATTGTTGGATCGTCCGTGATAGTACGTTCACCGATCATCATTACACCTGCAAGTGCGGTATACTTCGGGTTACCCATGATGGCGACAACGGCTTTTGACAGCCGCTGCTCCTCTGTTAGATTTGTTACAAACATTAGTTGTTCTCCTTTTGCTTACGCTTCATGCTTGCCGCAGCGCGGCGTGTTGCACGGTTTATTATTTCTGGGATTTCGCTGTACTTTTCACTGTCAGGCGTTCTCCGTTTTTTACTTCTCATCATAGTAGCTGCACTGTTCTTAGCTATTTTCATTTGTTGTTCTCCTTATTTCTTGTCTGCTGAATACAAGTGGTTGTTCTGCATTGCCCACTCTGTGAACTTCTTGTTGGTCATCACCATTGACTGCTTGCTGTACTTCGGTGCGCGTACACCGTTAGCGAACAAGGCTTGTGCCTCGGTATCCAGACGTGGCAAGTAATCCATCCAAGCGTTGAGCCAGTCTTTGTCCAACGCAGCCAGAGTTCTATACACAACCATACATACTGCGGCGGCGCTCGTCGGTACCTTGGCATCTTTCGGTGTGTCTTTGATTGACTGAAGTGAGGGCAGTTGATCTGCCAGTTTGACAAACGACATCAAGTCCATCGCACCACGATCACCAATCGTACCCATCAACGCTGCGGTCAGTGTCACATCGTCGAACGCCTCACGCTGTTTGAGTATGTCCGATGCCGCGTGTAAAGAACGTGGTGTAACAAACGCTGCTCGCTGCTGCTTCGGATGGAAGATGTATGGGTTCTCGTCTGGGTCTTTCACGTCCTCAAACGATGCCATTAGTTGCGGATTGTCTTTGACCCAACCTAGCAATGTGTGATCGATCTCGTTGTTGATACCCCATTCGATCCAGTCCATGTGATCTGTCTTGCGTGTCTGCACTACAGTCATACGGTTCCGTGCGTGTGGTGGTAACATGTCGCCGACACCCTCGCTGCCTTTGTTTGTTGTCGCAAAGACAATGCTGTCTGGGTGTAGTGAATAACTACCGATCTTGCGTTCTAGCATCAGACGCAACATGGCATTCTTGACCGATGGATTAGCCTTGCCAAACTCGTCGATCATCAGGATCACTGGGTCTGTCAGGTGTACGCCCAACTCCTCGTTAGGTATCATACGAACGCAACCATCTTCTTCGATAGACGACAGCGATGGGATCATCATGTCACCCAAGTCTTTCGTGGTACAGTCAAAGTACACTGCACGATGCGTGGATAGTTGTTGTGACAAGGTGGTCAACGTCGATGATTTGCCTGTACCCATGTCGCCTTGCATCAGGATGGTACGTTGGTGGCCCACTGCTTTGATTAGGTCAACACACTGGTCTAGGGTTAGGGCATACATTGCTTGTGCTTGATTGTTCATTTTGTTCTCCATTGTTATGGGGCAGTGATGTGTAGTGAATCACTACCCCGATGCACATTACTTCTTGTTGATTTCATTTAGGTAGATCGTACATAGACGCTCCACCGCTTGATCGGATTGCAGCGTGAACCCAAGTTCGTTGCTCATGGCTGCGCGTACATCGTCTACAAGTTGTGACGTTGTTTTCTTTGCCGCTTTGCTCGGCTTTTGATCTGTAAAGATACCCATCAGTTGTTCTCCTTATATGTCTAATGATGGTAGTGATTTGATCGCGGCATCTACTGCCGCTTTGGTTTCGGCGCGGAACGTGTCGTCGTCACGCAGAGCGTCAGGTGTCACACCCGACATGGCTTCCTCAAGACTGTCTGCCATTGCTGCCATCTGTGAACTGTTCGTCACGTTACATACTCGCAATAGTTCGATCATGTCGGTCACGTTCGACACAAGCGTATCGCGGAATATCTTTTTGTTTTCTTTGTCCGTGTAGTCCAGACGTTCAGACATACTGGTCAGTGCCTTGTGCAAACGTGTCCACACGTCATTCATCGCAGTGTTGTACTGCTTGGTGTAGAAGTCTTGATATTTCTGCTGCACCTCGGTCAGTGCCTCGTTGCCGATATCGACGCGGAAGTCACCTGCATCTGGCAGTGGCATGTAGTTAATAGTGAACGCGAACTTACGGCGTAGGGTTTCGACGGTGGGATAGTCATCACGTGAGAACAAGTCTCCGAGTTTCATCTGCACGTCGATCACCTCGTCGTTGTAGCTGTCGAGAAAGTCCTCGACCAAGCGGTAAAATTCATTCTGCATCTCGGTCATGGCTTGGTTGTACTTGAAGTACTGCGCTGTCGGTAACAGGCGTAGGCCAGAGTTTGACCACGGCATTGTCATGTTCGCATGCATGGCACGAGTTGCTGTCACAAGTTGTTGGATCGCACGTAGCTTGTCGCTGTCGGCGAGTAGTTTCTTGTTCACGTTGGCAACGCCTGTCGCCGCGTGGTTTTGATCGACAACATCTTTCGATGCGCGTTTGTCTAGCTTGCGCCCGACCCAGTTCGAGATATTCAGTTCGCCGAGCATCGCGGATGATGCGAGTGTCGGTGCGGTTTCGTGTAGTGATTCACTACCATTGATTACAGTATTCATAGCGTTCATTGTCGCCTCCATTGTTTAGTTTGCGTATTTGTTCAGACCGCGTAGGTCTTTGGGGTTGGTTATTAGTGTGGCACCTTGTTTGTGTGCGATAGGTGCAATCGTCCACCCCGCTCTTACTTCTCTTGCCTTGTAGTCTCCGCAGTCTAGGCAGAAGTTGTAGCCTAGTTGTTTACGGCGGTAGTTGTATTGTTCGCCACAAGCGTGGCAGGTAGCAGTCTTACGTGACATGTTAGTCTCCATTGTTTAGTGTAGTGATTCACTACATTTTTTAGTTGTGGCAGGATTGCCGTGTCGTTGTCGATCTTCTGACAACTTATATACATACTATCATATAATGTACCAAATGTCAAGTTTTCGTAGTGTATGGTATCATATGGTGTTGTATGGGATAATGTTCCTAATGTTCGTTTAGTTTGGTAGTGAATCACTACCTTACGTGGTGTATGGAAAGAAGTTCGTAATGTTCGTTTAGTGGTGGTGGTAAGTCATTGATTATAAAGCAATGTTCTTTTGTTCTAAAGTTCTAGGTGAATGAGGGGGGTTAGATCGCTTGGTGGTGAGGCGAACATTCGCAAAAAGAGGGGGGTCGCGTACGTAGGGTATCTTTTTAAAAAGCGAACATTAGGAACATTAGGAACATTATAATAAAAACAGTAACTTACAAATTGCCAAAAACGAACATTTAAGAACTTCTTTGCGAACATTATAAAACAAGATCACGTGAAAACGTGTTGTGCTGTGTTTGGGGTCTATGCCGCAATGCTGCTTTGAGAACTGGTTTCGTGACTGTAGTGATTCACTACCAAAAAAGTATTTAACTTCGTAAGGTACAACAACACACCACAACATCTCGCTGTGCGTGGTCTGTCTGACGCGCGAAGCTGCTTGGAGAACTGGTTTCAAAACGGTAGTGAATCACTACATCTTTCTGTGCGCTGCCGAAACTGCTGAACGACAAGAGGCGCGATGCTGCCTTCGAGAACTGGCATCAATTGGGTAGTAGAATTACTACCAAACTCAAGACACAAAAAAACCCCGCAAGCCGAAGCCTGCGGGGTGAAGGATTAGGTTAGAAAAGAGAGTGCGATGAATAGCCAACCAAAGAGTGCTATTCCCGCGAGGGCTTCGCCAAAGTAAAAGAGGTAACGTTGGCGGCGTTCGAATTTTGTTTCTGCTTGATTGCGATGATGTTGTTCCATGTTTCTTTTCCCCATGTTTCGATGATAATGTCGCGGCGTTTGATTAGGTTTTCCATATCCATGCCGATGATTAGTTTATAGATAACATCTGATATATGTTGCACATTGTTCTCCAAGGTTGGGGCGGCTTGCGCCGCCCTCGTTATTGTTAGCCAATCACCTTGATTAGCTCGTTGAGGTTTGCGATTAGATCGTCGATGTCCATTGATGCATCGAAGTTCTCAGCTTTTTGGATGCGCTTGATAGCGGTCTCCAATGCTTCGCGTACCATCGCTTCAGCGGAACGTGTCCGCGCATCCGCGCCCGATTTGCCCGATGCAATCTCGGCTTGGATTTGCTCGGCCTTTTCAAGAGTACTCTTGATGTTGCCCATTACCGAATTAGCTTGGCGCATCCAGTAAGCGCGCGGTTGGCCTTGCACAGTCTTATCGCCTGCAACCTTAGCGGATACCGCCATTAGGTCTTGCGCAGCTTTCGGGAAACCCGAATTGATCGCGTTCTTGCAGAACGTCCAGCTTTCATCGGTTGCGGTTGATCCCGCTGATTTTGGACTGATGAACATTGATGATGTCCATCCCGCAGCGCGGAAGATATCAATGCGCTTAATCTTGTTAAGATCGCTCTTAACAGTTTCTTTTGTCCAGTCACGCAATGCGATATGAACTTGCTCATTTAGTTTTGCTGATACAGTCATGTTGTTCTCCAATGTTGTTAGACTGTTGACATTAATCAGGGGCGCTCATCGCCGCCTGACAAGAACTATTCTAGTGATATGTCGGATCGTGTCACAGTAAAGCGTAGTAAATGGTAGTGAATCACTACCTTTTCTATCGCCCCGTGGGTTTTCGTAGCGTAGCGTGACCCCACCTACCCCCATCCCCCCTGTAACGCGACACGCCACGCATTTCTATATAATAAAGATTTGCACAAAAATTTTCGTTTCCGTCAAATTGCGAACAATATAACCTAACAAAATCAACAACTTAGCTACCCCCCACCCCTTTTCGGCGCGCTAAGTACCCCCACCCCCCTTCATATTCAAAAATTAGCATAGGAGTCCCAGATTGATATATGCGGAAAATTTTTTATAATAAAACAAACAAGGTGGGTAACATGGCAATACACATAGAACCGGAGAAAGGGGTCAAGATGCGCCCCGCTCCAAAGATCAAAGACCTTGCCGTAAAGGCTGGTGCCGCTGCAGAGACCGCGAGATATCTACATGAGAAGGGCTTGGAGATAGAAGCGAACGCAGAGGACAAAGATGTTGCGGCTGCACTTGCCGTATCTTATGCAGAGAACCCTGACAAAACATCTAAAGCAGCTACACCGAAACGGGTGGCTAACTTGACTCCTGCAACACTGCTGATGACGGACAGAATACTCAAGGACTTCGGACACTCCGTGGTCAAGTCAGCGACACAGGTGCGACACCTTGTCACTAATAAGCTGATCGAAGAGACTGAGAACCCTGATCCGCGCATACGCATACGGGCGTTGGAGCTGCTGGGTAAGATCAGTGACGTAGGTTTGTTCGCAGAGAAGTCAGAGGTGACAATAACACACCAGACGACGGACGACCTGAAGGATAGACTGCGGGAGAAGCTGACAAGGCTTGTAAATCCAGAGCCTGACATTGAAGAGGCTATCATCGTAGAAGACAAGATCATCGACGTAGACAAGGAGCTAGGGTTAGACGATGAGTGACTTGGCTGTCCTTGCTAAGGACATGGATTTCTCAGAGGCTGACATCCAGCACATGCTGGACAACTTGAACTCATTTAGCCCTGAAGAGCTGGACGAGATCGACAAGATTGTCGGAGAACTCTCCACGAGAAATGCTAACAAGTCTGCGCATGATGACCTGATAGAGTTCTGTAAGCGGATGCAGCCTGACTACAAGGTGGGTAGGCACCACCGGATACTAGCAAACAAGTTGATGGCGCTAGAGGACGGGTCAGCAGACCGTGTGTGCGTCAACATACCCCCACGTCACGGCAAATCGCAGCTCGTGTCTATATTCTACCCAGCGTGGTTCCTTGGGAGAAACCCGACAAAGAAGGTGATGATGGTGTCCCACACCACAGACCTCGCGGTAGACTTCGGACGGAAGGTACGTAACCTGATAGACGTGGATGACTATAAGGAGATATTTCCAGATGTATCACTCGCGGTGGACAGTAAATCGGCTGGTAGATGGAATACGAACTTTGGGGGTGAATACTTCGCATGTGGTGTCGGCTCTGCACTGGCTGGGCGTGGTGCTGATTTGCTTCTTGTGGATGACCCACACTCCGAGCAAGATATCATCAACGGCAACTTTTCAGTTTTTGACAAAGCATATGAATGGTTCACATTCGGAGCGCGTACTCGACTGATGCCCGGTGGGCGTGTGGCTATCGTGCAGACCAGATGGCACATGGACGACCTGACAGGGCGTGTAACTAACGACATGGTCAAGAACGAGCTGGCTGACCAGTACGAGATCGTGGAGTTCCCTGCGATTCTCGACGCAGATGACGAGAATGGGAAGCCAATAAAGAAGCCCTTGTGGCCTGAGTTCTTTGATTTGGCTGCTCTAGAGCGTACAAAAGCCTCTATGCCTGCGTTTCAGTGGAATGCGCAGTACCAACAGCAGCCTACAGCCGAAGAAGCATCCATAATCAAGCGAGAATGGTGGGGAATATGGCCCCATGACAACCCTCCGCCCGTAGAATACGTGATTATGTCCCTCGACGCAGCCGCAGAGAAGCATAATCGTGCCGATTTCACCGCACTTACCACGTGGGGCGTGTATTTTAACGAGAATGAGAACGCTCACCACCTGATTTTGCTGGATTCTATCAAAGAACGCCTAGAATTTCCCGAATTGAAGGCGATGTGTATGGACGAGTACCGCAAATGGGAGCCAGATGCGTTCATTGTGGAGAAAAAGTCCGCCGGGACGGCTATATATCAGGAAATGCGGCGTATGGGGCTACCCGTACAGGAGTATACACCCCACCGTGGGACAGGTGACAAGCTCGCAAGGCTTAATTCTGTGGCGGATATCATCGCATCGGGCATGGCGTGGGTGCCAGCCACCCGCTGGGCAGACGAGCTGGTTGAGGAGATCGCTGGGTTTCCGTTCATGTCTAACGATGACTTGGTTGATAGCACGGTTATGGCACTACTGAGGTTCCGTCAGGGTGGGTTTATCCGTCTTCCGACTGACGAACTGGATGACGAGCCGCCTTACTACCATAAGAGAGAATATTACTAGCGTAGCGTTCTGCTATTCGTCTATGGCTACACACGATAAGAAGTTGTCCTGTGTTATTATATGCAGCCCACTTACCATGTTCATTCTGCACTAACTTGTAGGCAGGCAA